TTCATACTTCATTCGGGGTGCCGAGCATTTCCAACGATGCCCACTTGCGTCGGAGTCAACTCCGTCCGCTCTCGGTCTCCATCCCCAGTTGTCAAAGAACAATCGAACCCGCGCGCATGTTGCCGTATCCTGACCGCAATGCCACGCTTTATTTTCAGAGAACCGATCCAGATGGGTCCACTTTTCGACGTAAGTGCCTGCAGCTACAGGGGGTTGTGTGATTAAAAATAAATGCGCTTTTTAGGCCCTGTGGCCCAAGAAACCCGGTGGAGTATCTCGAGTGTAGCGCATCTATGTATAGGTGCAGACTCTACGCATAGATGCGGCGTAAGGGGGGGTGGCGAAAGAAGGAGGCCGACATCCTGGGTGACACGCTCGACCCGTTTGGAGCGCGCGTTTTTGCCTTGCGAAGTGCTCCGCTGCAGGTCACTCGTTGGAGGGGTGTCCGGGTGTCTAACCTTAACTCTAACAAAAAAAAAGCGTGGGTTTTGGAAAGGGGTTTAAGGAGGTTGAAACAACCCCCTAGGACACCCCTGCAACCTGTGACTTAGGCGAGTTCAATTACCCGGTCGGTTACGTCTTCCAACACGCCGGACACCAAACGATTCTCCATGGTTCGTGGAGTCGGATTAAGCTTCAGCACACCGTCCGTTCGCGTGCGGGGATTGCGCGCTGCCGGGAGGACAAAGCTGAACGGATGGACGGTGTTCTTCGTGCACCACTTACCGGGTATCTCATACGGCAGGTGGTTGACAAAGCGGAAGACCCACAGGCGGTAGATACCTTTCTCCGGGTAGTCCACCCCGTTGCATTCATTCACCCAGATGTCGGACACACGTTGTGCTTCTTCTGGGGTGATGGAACGGACTTTCCAGATCCTAACAACGTAGGTCCCGGCGTTCATCAGGTCTTCGTAGTGCTCCAACGGAACGATGGCCGCGCGCGGAGGTGTTGTGTCGCCTACGCTGAAGCCGCTAGGACGCCGTAGGATCAGCGCGTTGTGATTCGTGTACGAGCCTAAGAGCGATCTGATCGCCTTCGGTGTAGCGGCTCCTGATTCGTTGCGTCCAGCCAGGATTAAGGCTGGTTCAAGTTCGTCTCGGATGAAGCGGTAGTGGAGCTTAGCCATGCGATAACCTCCTCAGGGGTTGCTCTCGGTGTTTCAATATTAACTTCTTGTCTCGCGTGCAACATCCAGACGATGTAGACCAACACGGCGAGTCCCATCACGCGGAAGATTGTCGTGACGATGGGTCCTTTAATTTTCATGTTGCCGAGCCAAGGTATGACCATTGAGTTCTCAGGTGCTTTCGGATCTACCGCTGGCGCGGGACGCTTCTCCGCGCCATTAAAGTTCGTCGCAAAGAACTCGGCGAACAGTTCGTGGTTATCGTTGCCACGGCGAATCGCATCTCTCATAGCGGGAAGTGCGGCGCACTCTACTCCTTTCGTTGCGCTGACCAGATTCAGCTCGGTCAGCTGGTTATTACGTTTTACTCTGCTGAGTAGTTCGGGACCTGTCACAGTGGTACCTCATTCCTTTATGTTGTTGTTACGCTCGATACCCGTAGTCCTGTTGATATCCAGCGCACTGTTCATCGATCCATTTGCAGAGTCCTTCGCCAAGAACATCCAGATAGTCAGGCTTGCTAACCTCAACCTTCTTGCGAACCTTATGTAGCGTCGGGGTCATACCATACACCGCATCATCCTCTTGCGTGACCTGCTCCACGTTCTCGAAGTCGTGGGCAAAAGGATCAAGGCCGAGGTACTGGTACACCCTGCCCAGTTCGATAGCAGGATTCTTGCACAAATCCTCGTAGCGAACGATCAGGCACTTATCCACGGTTCCCTCAAGGCTCATCTGCTGTAAGCGCTGTAACGCTAAGCCTACGGGCGGTCCTTGCAACCACTGGCTGACACGGCTCTCTGTGGTCAATCCCCGCAGCTCACTTGGGTTGTGAACCGCTTGGGCTTTCTCGCTGTTGGCCCTGTGCATCTTCTCCATCGAAGCAAGTACGGATTTCACATTCCGCACCATGACGATCACCTTCGGGTCTTTACCCATAAAGGCAGAGAACCAGTTGAACTGCTCTCCGATACCACGGCTCTTGATGCAAGTGTTCGGCTTATCGGACAGACCAGCAACGTAGCCCTTCATTCCTTCCAGACAGAATCCTCGCCACGCGGCCTGCATCTGTTCAGCGTCTTGCGCCTTGAACTCAGCGTTGTTTGTGTAGTTGACTCTGGCACCGTAGATCAGTTCCAGAAACCCATCCGTAGGCGTGACGTGTATATCAGGGTTTTGACCCATGATGTTCTGAATCAGGGTTGAACCTGAACGGGGCATTGAGCTGTTAAAAAATATCATTGTAGGACTCCTTTGGTTGCACACCACAAGACACTAGGAAAGGCGAGTCCTAGTCTCCGATCTTCATGTCCTGTGGTGTGCATTGATTTCATTGTTAGTCTTCGATTAGATCACCCTGAACGCCACCCGCAGCCCTGCGAGCTTTACTGTACTTGTGATGGCCTGTGCGACCCGTCACACCACGAACACCAATCTTCACGATGGCGGCTTTCATGCGAGGCACGTAGCTTCCGCCCGCATTCTCGGTGTCGTACTGCTCATCCAGCCAATCCTTCAAGTCCTGCTGTGTCAGCTTACCACTGCCCACCGCGTTATCAGGTATTGTCACTGATCCTAATTCTAATACTATCTCTGGCATGGTCTTTCTCCTGTGCGACTTGTTTATTTGTACTGGCAACGTGAGGCGCACCGCTCACGGCCAGCGTTTTCTTAATAATCTACTTGGGTCAACTGGATACGGGCAGATGCTCTCAGCACACCAGAGCTTGCCGCTACCGTCAACTTCAGGGCTTCATTCGTATCGTCAGCCGCAACCGTGAATGCGGCCGTACTTGTTCCTATCTCAGTAATCGCTGCATCAGACGTTCCTGCTGCATAGGTTGTGCTTGTTCCATCACGCATGATGATTCCAGTGAAGTTCTGGATAGCTGCATTTGCTCCTGTTGCAGTTTTAGCTACAAATCTAACATCTACATTCCACGCACTTTGGTCGGGTATGATAATTCTAGTTCCACCAGAACCACCTAATAGCAATTCTGTAGCTCCTGTTCCACTTGAATCAATCTGAGCAACAAGGTCAATAATTCGGGCGTTTGTATTGCCACCATGAACTCTTGCCAAATCAAGATTGTTGTTGTTTGCATTATCGCCGCTGATTATGCAGTAATTGCCTGAGTTGCTGTGGTTACTGCCGCCGCTGATTTGGCAGTAATTGCCTGTGTTGCTGTGGTTGTAGAGGCCGCTGATTTGGCAGTGGGTGCCTGAGTTGCTGTGGTTACTGCCGCCGCTGATTTGGCAGTAATTGCCAGTGTTGCTGTGGTGGTAGAAGCCGCTGATTTGGCAGTAATTGCCAGTGTTGCTGTAGTTACCGCCGCCGCTGATTATGCAGTAATTGCCAGTGTTGCTGTGGTTGCCGCTACCGCTGATTGAGCAGTGAGTACCTGAGTTGCTGTAGTTACCGCCGCCGCTGATTTGGCAGTAATTGCCTGAGTTGCTGTGGTGGTAGGAGCCGCTGATTGAGCAGTAGTCGCCTGTGTTGGTGTGGTTATTCTTACCAGAATAAATCGTATGAGTTCCGCTCCCACCGTTATTCTCACCAGCAGCATTCATTGAACAAATGCCAGCAGGAACATAAGCCGCATTGCTTCGCTTCGTACATAAGTCTACTGAGTTCTCGCCACGGGCATTACCAGCAGTTGCGCCTTCGGCTGTTGCTTCAATGCCGTAGGTTCCGTCTACTTGCGCTGTACCTCCACCACCAGCATACGCAAGGGAAGTCCATGCCGTTGAACCGTCACCAATCTTGAACAGACCCGTATCGGTTTCAAAGCCGACTTCGCCTTCCAGCAATACTGTATCTGCGCTTGTCCAGTTTGCCGCCGTATCTCTTTTATTCTGAATCCTCATGCTGTACCTCCGTTTTTATTATGAATCCTCATGCTGTACCTCCGTTTTTATTATGAATCCTCATGCTGTACCTCCGTCTAGTATTATGAATCCTCATGCTGTACCTCCGTCTAGTATTATGAATCCTCATGCTGTACCTCCGTCTAGTATTAAGTTTGCATCCCCGCCAATCACTGCGCTTCCGGAGTCGATATCGTGGGCATCTTTACTCACTGGGTTTTTGCTTGCGTCGAAACCAAGCACCTCATTAACCGCAGGAGTCGTGTCCACTTCGAGGAACGATCCGTCGGCTTGTTCTTGAATCAATTTCAGGTCTTTGTCAGCCATGATTATTCTCCAGTTAGTTAGTTACCAAGCAGCTATGACACTGCGACGCCACACATCAGTTGAAACACACACATAGATATAGTTTGAATCGTAGGCTATCTGACCAGCCGTGCCTGCCGCAGTTGCAGAAGCGGGAGCAGAAGCCCACTCCAGCTTGGTGTTTATCTGCGTTTGGATATCGCTTGTCACATCATCAAGGTATCCCATTTCAGTTTGAGTCACACTATTGCGCCAAGTGTTCTCTGCGGTCAGGCCGTAGAAGTCTGTGCCAGCTTCAAGGTCGAGCAACCCTCGCATCGCGGCATAGTTCGCTGCATTCAGGATGGACTTGACATTGGCCGACATGGTGAATCCTGCAAGATAGTCTAGGTCTGCGTCCCACGCTTGAACCGATACTCCGATATCGTCAGCGTCATTCATCAACGTCTTGTCAGCGACAATTGTATCGAGCTTCGCGAATGTAGCAATGTCGAGTTGAGTATCGGTGTTCGCTTCATAACCGTCGTTCGTTTGTGCGGTTCTAACATCGGCGATGAAGGCAGCCGAGTTTGAATAAGCCACAAAGAACGGGTCGGCTTCAACCGGGGCGAACCCTGAAATCTCGTCATCCACGTATTTCTTAGAAGCCGCCTCAGCATCCGCAGCAGGGGTTAGCGGCACCACCAAGGCGGCTGCACCTGACAAATCGACTGTAGCGGCTCCTATGGCGCTTACCGAATCCGTGACCGACCCGGATGTCCAGTCCGTTGTATCACCGTAATCTATGAACGTTTGGGTGGACTCGTCAAGCGAGTACCAAGCCCACGTCGATCCTGAGTTCGTGGAGCGTTCCAAAGCGTACATCCAGATGCCATCTACCCGATCCCATGTCACAGCTACTGCATTCGAAACACCGTTAGTGTTACCAACGAAGATCACGCTATCCTGGGAAGAAAGCGGAATGTAACCTTGCCCGTTCGTGCCGCCTACCCGGTAGTAGTTGGTGTATGTCACTGCCGCATTCGTGTAGACCGAGTAGACGTGGTTGGTCATGGCCCCGGCTACGTTCGTGGCAGCAGCCCACGAGCCGACCTCGACGTCGTTCATGAAGACCGTAGGCGCGAAGCGTCCGGGTCCAGCCAGCGCCGTTCCGACCACCAGCATGCTAAGTATAACTATCAGCTTCTTGTACATCAGTACTTCTCCCATGTGTCTGCAGTTGTTCCATCTTCGTATTTCAATCTCAGCGCCGGAGCACCGCTAGCCGCGACATAGGTCTCCAGCAGTTCGTTCCACGCTTGAGCGTCCGCAGTGCTCAGGGTACCGTAGTCCACCCGTGTGTCGAAGAGCAGCCAGTCCCAGTGGCACAGCAAGGTATTCGCACCCGCGTAGGTCATCCACAATCCGCAGCTCACCGTGATACGGCCACCAGCGGACGCGGTCAAAAGTGCTCCGATCGCGGCTGTGTTCGTGTCAACCTGTACGGATAGTTTCCCTGCCGTAGGATCAGAGTCCGCCCAGTCACCGGAGACATTGAACTTCGCGTTAGCAGACCAAATCGCATTCGCGTCACCTACACCATATTCGGCGTCAATACCGAAACCGAAAGTGGCGCTGGCTGGTAAAGAGTAATACGTAACGTTGTCATCTTTACGCAGGTGCATCTGGAGAAGCAATCGGTTGCCTCTGAAGATCTTCCTCGCGTTCATCTTCAACCCGTTAACTCCTACCTCTTTCGACTCGTCCCCGTTTAGGTAGACGGTCATCAACCTTCTAACTTCGTCAGCCATTTTCGTACCCCTCCCTTGCTAGTCTTCAACGAACTCGAAACCGTTAGAAACGTCGTACCGAGTATGCGCGCGGTAGTCCGTGTCAAATTCAATGCCATAAACTTTACTTGTTTGATTCTCACTTCCCAACGGGAACGACCACGTTATTTCGGTGCACGGTGGAAAAGGTTCTGGGAAGGTGTTCGTGAAGCCAAGCACGCCTGAAGTCGGGCTTGCTTCGGATCCCACCACGTAGGAGAATGCAGACCACACGTCGACGGTGAAGTTTCCGTCGGTGTAATCTTCATAAACCACTTCGCGGTAAGGTCCTGGCGTATCTGACGGGTCGATTGGCAACGCGTAGAACGTTGTGCCGTGTGCCGCGTTTGTCCACGCGTCAGCGTGCGAATACAACCGCCAGTTTGAATGACGCGCCATCCCGGTGATGTTTGTATAGTAAACGTAATCTCCTGGAGGGAAACGCCATTCGCTGCCTACGTGCATGTCGTACCGAATTCCAACGTCGGCACTTACGTATTGGTAGTAGTACGGATTGTTCGGCAGTTCAGCTTCGACCAGCGCGCAAGTTCCGGTGTCTCCAGTGTTGTAGAAGTAATTCGTGACAACGAGCGATGTCGTGGTAGGGTCGACCTCAACCATGACAAGGGGATTTACGATCTCCCGCGCGTACTTCCATCCGTAGTCAAGCGTTGTATATCCTACTTGCACGTCCACGTTTGTGCACGTCCACGAAAACACCTGCCCGTTCGTACCGACAATGTCAGATTCGTTTCCGCAGTAATCGGTAACTGTGTTCGTAACCGTTTCACCAGCCGCAGCCGCTATTGTGAATCGGTTTGTAACAATGCGGCCTTCCCCGATTCCACGACCGGACAACTCGCGCCACGGAGTAAAGTCATAATAGTTTGTCGGTGCCGACGCGCGGACAAGATTCCCGGTTGCGGTGAAGGGCATGAAGTTTGTCGTGGCGTTCAGCACATCCAGCTGATTCGTGTCCGGGTCGAGGAACGCTGCAGCATTCGCTTTGCACCAAGCCTTATGGGCCAGCAGGTTGTCGCGCATGCTTTTGTAGAAAACAGGTTTATGCGCGCTGGACAAGTCATCCCGGATGTCGCTGGCCGTCGGGTTCAACGCGTACCAGCGCTCAGCACGCGCTTGGTAGCATTCCAGACCCCACACGTCAACAGCGTCCATGTGCGCCAACAAAAGGCCTCCAGTCGTCGTGTGGCTCTCTACAACGGTGTATGCGATCTGGGTGACACCCCCTAGTACAAATTCCGCTTCGTTCGTGACAGGCAGACCCCAACTGTCGGGAGGATTCGACCAAGACCAGGCAGCTACGAGCGTTGCGGGTACGTCAACTTGCATGCTGTCGTAGAACGTGTTCGACCATGTGCGCGCATTCGTGCTTGCAGCTGCGATTGAAACGGCGGCAGAATACCTATCGTCAAAGTCCCAGATTGTTCCGTCGGGTCCGCCGTAAAAAAGATTTTCCCAGACTTCGAGCGCGGTCAACGAAGGTATAAAGTTCGTGGTGGAAGTTTGTGAGAAGACAATTGTGTGTTTGCGTGCATAAAGGTTCGACACCACAACGCGGTTGTCGACGTTCGTGGTTACTACGAAGCGGTAAAAGTCCGTTGACGGCCAAGCGTTAGTGTTCCACCCGGCGAACGAAGCGCTACACGCGAGTAATAACGATGTTGCCGTAAGTGTTAGCTTTTTCAAACCATACCTCGTTAGTGGACCATGTCTCGTTTGGTGGTCCGGTTTCTTGTGTAAACTTATCCAAATCGTAATCGTACTTGACCCAAGCTTTCGACGTGTTGGAATTCAACCCCGTTGTCGGATTTCCATTCGGCGCGAACGCCACGCCAGAAAACGCTGAGGAACTGGTTTCTCGCATCGAGATTAAGTCTCCCAACGTGTTGAAGTAACGCGGGTCGAAGCGCAAGCGTATGAATGCATTGCATGCGTCCACGATCTGCTTGAGCGTTTTGAAATCAAGCTTCTTGGCGTGCGGAGGAATGTACTCAATTCGAGGCATCAGTTGTCTCCGGTAAACAAGGTGGCCATATTGTACGAGGGGTATACCGCATCCCCGTTAGGGAAGACGATCTTGTCCCAAAGCTTGGTGGTCTCATTGTAGAAGTAGTTCCAGCCGTCGTTGTCAGGGTCCCCGGTCTGCAGTTTGGCTTGGAACTGATACGTGATCTCCCAAACCTTCTCGTCATCCGAATTGTAGAACTCACGCGTCTGCGCGCCTTGGAACATCCAAGCTCCAGCAGGCAGTGAGTTCCATGCCGCGTTGGTTACTTTACCAATCGCGTTCTTCAGCTTGACGAAGTTGACTTGGTTGACCACGCGAGAAAGTGCGAAGTCGATTATGGGTATGCGCTTAAACGCAGGCTGCTCAGTGGCTACTCCGCTGGTGTACCATTTCATGGCCCCAGAACCTATGCTTAGATACTCAGCTGAGAAGTCCACTGTCATTGGAAGGTCTTCTTCGCTGTCACCATCCTCTGGATCATGGACTGACGCGGCTGAAGGTCTGTTGGAATAGATGCAAGTAAAAGTTGGTTGGCTCCCCGAGGCTCCGGACGGTATGCGTTCGCGGATTCTGCGCAGCTTAACGTTGTCGTAGACGTCCCCGTTGGAAGGCCTGACGAATGCGTCCCCTATTTCAGGTAAGGCGGCTGTGGTGCCGTTGGGGTTCGTCTGGAAGACCCTAGTAGCGCGCATTTCAACATCAGTTTCAACGAACGAGTAATTGCGAAGTAATTCTGAGTACGACATGGTTAGCTCCCCGATACGATTTCATTCTCTTCTTCAATTGCGGTTTTGAGATCTTCAAGGCGATCGTTGGAGTCGCCGATGGCTTCAGCAATCGTTTGAAGTTTGGTCAGCTGTCGTTTACCGTTCTCGTCGTAACGCGTACCCGGCTTGTCCTTTTCAGGCCTTTCAGGAAGTGAAGCGTTAGACTGCACCCGTGAGCGCACTGCGCCTGCCGACATGAAACTTCCGAGCTGGCTGCGCATGCGTTCTTTCTTGATCTTGGTTATGCTAGCTTCCCACTCGGCAACTTCCTTCAAGTAGTCAGCCTCTTCCTTGGTGGCCGCTGCGATATTGTACTGGTCAGCCAGTGCCTTGCGGCGATCCTCATTCGCGATGCGCGCAGCATGCAATGCTCCGAGGTTGGCTCTTGCTTTATCCAGCGGTGCAGCGTCAAGGCGGCGCTTGTGCATGAATTCTCGCAACTGATTTTCACGGTAGCGTTCAGCCTTGGCAAGGTCATAAGTTGCCTTCTTGGTCATCTCCAACTTTGAGTTCCAAGATTCTAGATACGCTTTGTGATCCGAATTCTTTATCTCTCGGTTAGCCTGAAGTAATGCTTCGGTGAACTTTTGAAAAGGCTTGCTGAGGTAGTCCGCGACGCTGCGACCGACACTTTTAAACTTCTGCTGCCACACGTCAGTGGCTCCGCTGAAGGAATCAATTTGCTTTTCTGCCAGCGTAAACGAAGCTCCAACACCGTTCTTAACCTTGGCGGAGAATGCTTCCAGTTCAGGCGCGCCGCGATCCATAAGCTCCAGCATGCCGCGTACCGATCTCAATCCGAACATCGCCTTGAGCGCCATGTTCTGTTCTTCATCACTGACCCCCTTCATCGCCGGAACCATTTCAGCCAGTATCTGAACCAACGGCTTCATCGCTCCGTTGTTGGTGTTGTAGATTTCCACCCCTAGCTTCTTGAGGTGCGAGCGCGCCTCCGAAGCTGGCGCAGCAAGTCTGAACAACGCGGTCGAGAAGTTCATACCCGCGCGGGAACCTCGAATACCCACCCGAGCGAAAGCTCCAATAGCCGACAGGGTATCTGGGAGTGTGTTGTTGAACTGCCGCGCCGACCCGGACGCATACCCCAAGGCCTCTTGCAGCTCGCCGAAGTTCATCTGCGCATTGATCACCGAGGTGGCGATCTGGTCTGTCACGTACCGGGTATGCTCAAAGTTAATTCTAAATCCAGCCATGACGTCGGAAACCATCTTAGCTGATTGGGCCATCCCGATCATACCACCGCGCGCCATTGTGGCTACAGCCGGGAACGCTTTGATCTGGTTCTCGGCGCTGAGGCCTGCTGATCCCAAGAAGTAGAAACCCGAAGCCGCGTCCTCAGCTGACATCCCCATTTCGCGCGCGGCATGATGGGCTGCTTCAGCCATCACCAAATACTGATGCGTGGTGGTGTCGGACACCGCAGTAGCTTGCCGCATGGCACGATCAAAGTTCCGCACCTCATCCACGCCGGAGCTGAACGCGTCGGCCAGCAACTTTACCACGTAGATAACGGCGACCGACTTTATCGCGAACGCAGCCATCGACATGGTGGTTGCCGACAGCGATCTGCCGACTCCCATCATGGCCGATGAGTACTGCCCTGTGTTGGCTCCTATGTTGACGTAGGCGTCTGCTATTTTAGACATCGTTTTCCTGCCCTACTTTGAATACGGCAAACGCAGCTGGGTTCTCCAACCCTTGTTCAACCGCTTGATCATAGTACGTTTTGAATAGATCATTGTCAGCTTCGTCTTCAGTTGGCTTCTCAGGAGCTTCAACGGGTTCCTGCATAGCTTGCAGCACCTGCCAGAGGGATGCGAACTGGCGCAGGGTCAGTCTTCCAACGTCCGTGGGAGACCACCCTTTGACCGCGAAGAACGTCTGGTAAACTTCTTCCCAATCCAAATCTTCCTCTTGAACTTCCGGAGTTCCCTCTTCGCTTTCTTCTGGTTTTTTTTTACGTCGGCTACCGAGATGCCTGAGGCTATGTCAATGCACGTGGCCACCTCGTCTATGTTCTCCAGCGTGAGCAGGCTACCTACGTGCTCCACGGTCAGGTCAGGATGCTCCTTGCGCGCCGCCATCCACAAAAGCCTGATCGTTCCGCTCAGCTCGTTTAAAGATTCATGCACGAGCATCCTGAATGCAACTCCCTGCGGAATTTCAGAAACCGCGTCGGTGAGGAACTTGGCCTTATCTTCTGGGGCCATATCCTTGGCGGCTTCCCTGTAGCGTTCCAGCTGGCGCGCGACCACCCACTTCTCGAGCGAGGACATGTCGTCAAGCGTGATCGCGCGAAGCCGGAGGGTCTCCCCTCCGACTTGCAACTCGAAAACCCCGTTACCGAGTTCGTGCAGAGTGCTCACGCGATTGGCCCCGAGAACTTGCCGCGATAGCTGTACTCAAGTATGCCGTCAACCTCGACCTCGACGGGACCTTCCTCGATGAGCGCTGCGCCAGAGATCGTCGGACCCGATGTGAGTGTCAAAGACAACGCGGTGACAGCGCCAACGGCGATCTCATCGGTGAGCGAGTTGAACTCAAAAGTTCCACCGAACAAACCTTCGATGAACTCTTCCCATCCGGCTGAATCGAATGAGGTAGCGTCAAGCGACTTGCACGTCAACGACGAGCGCCAAGCCTTTACTTCTGCCACTGCGCCGTCGCAGCTGACCGAACCGTTTTTTCCTGAGAGTGCGGCTGTAGACATTCCTTCTTCTCCTTCTTTACCTGTTAAGCTCCGTCATCCAGGAGCAATGTGTATTGTACGTGCGCGTCGAAACCTTCACCGTCCGGATCTTCCATCACGTTCGAGAACGTGCGGTCGCAGCGAACCGTTGTCCAACCCGAAACACTGAGCGCAACATCGTCCATCAAGGCTGTTAGCAGATCAAGCATCTGCAGGGCCTGCTTGGGCGTTTCGTCTTTGCTGCTGTGTCCGTTGAACTGGATCACTGGCTCTTCGTGATTGCTCGACATGGTATCCGATTCACTACTACCTACCAGACTCACGGTGAAGTAAGGCGCGTCAGTTCCGGCTGGCGCATGGTAAGCGTGCAGGTCTCCCGCAACTGCTTTGATGGCCACTGCGGCAGGCACGGCACCATTGTTCCACAAGGTGACTAAGGCTTCGAATAACGCGGTAAACATTTCTGCCTACCTTCCCGAAGCCTTCTTGACTTCGCGCGTCTCACCAGTTTCAGTATTGCGGTAGGTGACAAACCGTTTGCGCACATTGCGCTTGCCGCCCTTGTCACCGCACTTCACCGATTCCATCCGGGTCTGCGCGCGCAGGAAGACTTCGTTATCTTTCTTCTTCGTGTCGGTTGCCATTTCTTCTTCTCCTTACTTGGCCGCTGTTAGTATGCGGCGCATTTGACTCTTGTTACTTTTCAAGGCCGGGACAAGGTACGGACGAGCCGCCATCTTGCTCGTACCCAACTCCTGATACAACGCGTAGCTTGCTGCTTGTCCTCCTTGCGGCTTGAGCGTTGAACCCACGCGACGCGTCAACGCTTTGGGTTTGTCGAACGTGATAGAGTTCCTCAAGGTGCCAGTCTGAACGTGCGGAGGTTCGCCGGGGGATGAAGGGTGCGTGCGTCTCCATTTCTTTGACACGGTCTTCTTGTTACCCTTGCCGCGCTTCTTAGGTTCAGGGGGAGCCGCTCCGAAGGACTGGCGCACTGCGTTTACCAGGTGAAGCGCGGCCATGTCTAAACGACGTTCCGTGTCTTCCCAGATAGACTCTTCGAACTTGCCGGGTGCCCAGTTCATTTGCGCTCCGCTCTTCATTAGCGCACCACCTTAAAAGCATCGATCTCTAGATGGTGTCCGCGAGGCGAGTCCAAGAACAAGACTTCATACGTAACTGAATCTATTACAATTTCATCCGTATGGATGATCGCGCTGTATGCCACTTCAGCGTAGATGCGATGTGTTGATTCAACGCGGTCTTGTTCTTGGATGCGCCTCTCGGACGCTCGCAACATCCGAATGCCACACGGCATGTCCGTGAAGCGCGCGGTGTCACGCGCGGGTTCGTTCCCACCCACGGAGTCCCGCGTCCCGGCTGCACCGTGCAGTACCGGGTAGACGGTTCCCGTTTTATTCAACAACGATCGGAAGCTCATAGGATCTCCCCGGCGTAACGCCTGATCTCATCTTGCCTTGCATCGCAGGCACTGCGCACGTTGCCTGAAGCGCGCACATACTTGTAATCGCCTATGGTCTCAGACTTCATTGCCAAGTCCTCATCCGAATTGGCTTGCAGCTCGGATACGATTTGCTCGACCAACAAACGCAGCCCACCCGGCAGCGTTCCAACATCGTCGTTAGTCGGAAGCACGTACCCGGCCACGTACCAAGCGAATACGTTCTGCACACCAACCGGGAAGCCTGCTGCATGCACGCGGAGGATCCCCCGGTTCGTCTCCGGATCCAACGCAACGTCAGTCGCAACTTCTGGGACGTAGACTTGTGCACCCCGGATCGCATCCAACGCTTGGAACGGTTTGAGCAGCGCGCTCGGCTGTCCTGTGTAGTTGGTGAGCACGTCCATGGCCCACCCGGTGTTGCCTTCCACCTGCGTCTTCAGCGCGGCCAGAGTCTTGTACGTCGCGATCGCATAGTTCTCGTTTTGGGCTACCCCGCTTGTGTCAAACCAACACAGTGTAAAGTTCGTGCCGTTGAAAGCAACGCTGGCTTGCGTGACGTTGTCAAGCGTGCACGATACTCGCGCAGCGTTGATCCCGCCAACACAAACCATCCGCAACTCCGTGATCGGGAATTGGGGAAGCAAGATGCAGTCGTCACCGAATCCATCCACCCAGACTCGGTACTCGGTCGAAGTGAACGTTCGCGCGGTGCGCTCTTCAATCTCGGCGGAGACTTGTGCGATCAGCAACGCGGTCTGCTCGTTGCTTGTTGTTCCGCAATAGTCTGCCACCCTTTGACTTGTCGTTAACATCACGCTCATGGTGACGATCTCCTTTCCGCATCATCTTGTCTTCAGCGTTGCGTTGCATCTTGCTACCCCACGACGACGGAGACAACTCCGCTCTTCGGCGTTGCGATACGCTTGGTCGTCCGGACTCCGTTGGCGTCGATCGAAACAACCCGGCACACGGGTCCTTCAACCACCACGCTAAGCATGGCGACCTTGCCACGGAAGCTGCGAGGAAAGGGCTTAGCTTTCTTCATTCTCGGCTTAGGAGCTTTGCGCTTCCTAGGCACGTGAGGCGGCTTCAAGGCCGCAGGGGTGCCAGATTCCCCTTGCGAGCCGTCCTGTGGGGTGCTGGCGTCTCCTGTTGCCGTATCTAGGGCCTTATCAGCCTCAGTCTTCTTATCTAGGTCTTCCATGGTCTTTCTCCGGGTTGTTACTTTACGTATAGGTTAACCGTGCCGGACAATTCCGATCCGGCGTTCGTAACCGTCAAGGTCACGAAATCACAAACGGCGAACGGCACCATCGAAGTGGTGACTCCGTCCGTCACGGGGAGTTCTGGGACAGAAGTGACAACCGTGGCCACCGCTATGTTCGCACCGTTCCCGGCCAGCACATCTACCCCGTTCGGATCGGTCAGCGTAACGTCATAGAGGTTGGACACCCCGGCTGCATGCGTAAACGTTACCCGCAGAATCTCTCCGCGAATGGCATCGGTCGTTGTGTAAGTCGCGAACTCGTTCGTCGAGGTCGTCCACGCTAGCGAGTAGCGTTCCACCGTAGCCGACTTGCCCATGCGCGTCGGGGTGACCGTTCCCTCGGCGAAGACCAGCACAGCCGCCAGCAAGGTTATCAACAAAATTATTCTCTTCATAGCTTCCTTTCGTTACGCCACGCCGGGGTGAACCGACGCGACGCAACACCCATGGCAACGAAGGTTAAGGCGCACTCACAGCGTAGATCTGGCCGTTCGTGACGTTGATGATGTTCGTGACTCCGGTGTCCGTGATGAAGCTGATGTTCGTATCAATACCAGCTGTCGCCACTACTCCGTTCGTCGCAAGCGTCATGTCCCCGGACACCACCACCGCAGCCGCGTTCGAAGTCGCGTTACCTACGATGATCTGCCCCGGCTCAAGCGCCGCAAGCGAAACAAGCGGGATGGCCCCGTCGCTGAACGTCGGCGCGATGTTGAAGGTTACTCCATCATCGGCAATCGTCAGCACCGAGACCCCGGTTGCTTTGTTGAAGAAGATCAAGGCGCCACCGGACCAACGAGATGTCAGCTCCGCGACGGCGATCGTGCACGTCAGCGCCAGCAGCGCAATCAGAATTACTTTCTTCATTCTTACTTTCCTTTCAAGAAAGAGCAGGGTGGTCCGGCGAACCTTACACCCTGCACAGAATTAACCCGACCCATCTACGCCAGTTGCGAAACCGGAGGAGACGAGAAGCGCAGATACGTTCCGATGAAGATCACACTAACCGTGGGGCCAGTGTTGTCATCGGAATCGCAGTTGATCTTGAACGACCACTGCCCGGAGGTAAGCTCGGAAGCATCGACCTCCAGAATCATCATGTCGTTGGCCGCGTCGAGATCGACATAGGCGTTCGCACCCCAAGCCGTCTTGACCCATGCGTCGTCCGTCTCAGCACCACCAGCGGCGAGCCAGTAGTTCTGGGGAGTGAACGCCGTTGCGCACGTGCTGATGCTCGCCCCTTGGTAGGGGGTCACACGGCAGTACGAGGCCGAACCCAACGCGCCGACGATGATCAGCGCGGTGATGTGTTCGCAGTTGCGCAGCGAAATGATGTCGCTGTCCTTGCCAGCAGTCGCGATCACCACAGGTGCCACGCCTCCAACAAAGTTGAGCTTCTCAACGAGAGAACCGTTTGCAGATTGCATTATAGAATACCTTTCTTTCTGCAGTTAACAATAGTTAGTCTAGGACCGAGTCGCCAAGGCGATGAACGGCGAGATGGAGATGCTGCCCTTGTACGGAGTCAAGGACGTGCGCCACTTCGGTGCACCGTTGTTACGGACGCAGAAGCGGAAGGTCATCTCATCATAGAGGAAGCGCACGTGCACGGACGAGTCGGCTTTGACGCCACCCTTCTCAATCACACGATACTCACCCATGTCGCCGAATACGATATCGCCAACGGTGCCGAGTGCTTCAGCATGTTCAACCGGAACAACCGGACGACCGAAGAGCATGCCGTAAGGCGCGTCGACGAGACCGTTCGGAGGAGTGAACAGCGCAATGCCGCTCGTACCGATTTTGAGATGCAGACCCATGAGCTGCGGGTAACATTCCTGGTTGATATACCACTTGGCGCGAGCCAAGCCACGCGGCCACATCGAGGTCCACATGTTCTGGATGTTCTCCGCTACGATGGTACCACCATCCTGCCCGGTCTCTTTCGCCACTTCGACGAGCGCGTCGGAGTTCAGAATTCCGAGCATCTGCCCGGCACCTGTTCCGCGATAGATCTCATCGTCAATAACGAATGCGAATTCGTCACCGAACCACGAGCCGACCATCGAGGTCAACGCGTTGGCATCCTGCAGGAGTTCGTCCGTGCAGTAGTAAAGCCCGGTCATCTTTTCGAGCAGCATCTGGCGACGCTGGAATTTGGCCTGCGACGCGATGTGCGCTGCAGCTTCGTGTGCCCGGTATACCCGGATGCCACCACGACGCGAACCTGCCGCGCGGGAGTCTTCACGCAGCTCATTCCAATACAGCCCGTTGGAGTTCGGACCGATCTGAACGCGCTCGCAGTCATTCACAACCACACCCGTGTCGAAGGCGCGCGTTTGAAGCTCCTGCTGGAAGTCCTGCTGCACAAGGAAGCCACCTTCCGAGTCAATGCCTTCTTGGAATCCGGACGCGGCTTTCGTCACCGCTTCCTGCTTCAAGTCGACCTTACCAGTCTTCGCGAATTCCACAACGGCGTGGAGCTGCTCACCGAGGGATTTGAAACCCTCATCAGCAGGAGCGGACACGACCTTGATCGACGTCCCGTTGATCTCCACCGACTTGCCGTCCGTGGCCTTCAACGCTTCCACCACCGTACCCAGGCTCTTGTCTGCCGCCTTCTGCGCGATCTCAGCGATGCGCTTCTCTTCGGCGTCGCGTTCGGCCTTCTTCTTCTCGGAGGCTGCACGCTCTGCTTCAGGATCGTAGATCTCCGCTACACCCTTCTCAATGAGGTCATCAGCTTCAGCCTCATCCATTCGCAGCACCGTACCGGATTTGAACTCGGCGTAGGCTGCGAGCAACTTAATCATCTTCTTCATGCGTATTCCCTTTCTTAGGAATGTGGTTTACTTCTACCCTCGGCTGTCGATCCGGCAGGCGCAATGAAGCGCCGACCTTCGGGGACTACACCATACCCAACACTTCAGTCTCGAACCTGTCCTTGACCACCCGGCCAACGACTTCAGCATCCTTGATACTGGGTCCGTCCGTCACGACTTCAACGGGTCCATGAACTACTTCCATTGCGCCTCGAACCTTTACGGCTGTCGTGCGCGCGCCACCTCCTTTGTTACCCTCCGGCTCATCCGGGGGATCTTCGTGGTTACTACCCGTGGCGTCATCATCGTCAAAGCCGCATGACGGCACCTGTCCTTTGTAGCGGTACAACCCGCCATCCATTACAAATCCAAGAGCTTCCAGCTGGTCGTCGCCAGCGCCAGCACCCTTCGCTACGTTCAGCGTCAGGGCGTATGGGTTAGCTGCGACGCTGACCTTGCTATGCTCCAGCAGGAGCCATTTAGTTATGACACGCCGAGTCGTGTCCGCTACCTTGGCGAACTCCGGCCAGCGCGCTGTGAGCGTGCGCACCGTCTTGTCCCAGTCAGCATGCCCCGGCATCGTATATCCAAGAACCGCAAAGCCAACGGACGAGGTCTTCAGGTGCCCTTGCTGGATCAACTTCCAGAGGACGTTCGCCAGCGTACCTTCCCCGGTGTCCGCGTAGATCGTCTTCGCTTTGAGGCCGCGCTCGTCGGCTTGTATGAAGTCGTCCGAGCCGATAGGCGGTATGGAATAGTTGTGGCCCCAGAGGACTTGCTTCGCCTTGTTAAACTCCGTGAGCACAGCACCCGACGGCACGAGGATCTCAGCATCCCGGTCAAGGTTGCGTGTGGAGACGTAAGTTATCTCGGCGCGCTCTTCTGGGGACAGCGTCGGGGTCTTTGCAAACGTCGACCGCTTGACATCCACATCGTCAACCTTCGCAACGTCATCACCCACTTCATCCTTCACCGCCTTCAGGATCGCGTCCGCATCGAACCCGAGTCCCGGAAGCTTGTCCATCAACTGTCCTAATTTCAACCTGGTCTGCATCTCCATCCTCCTTGTTACTGTTTGAATGCCTCGGGTACCTTAGGTGTGCTTTGCACGTCTCGTGTCACGGCCAGCAAGCTGCAACGGCAAGACGGATGCAGCGGCGGACCTTCGACACGGTCATAATCAAATTTCAAAGTACTGCCGTCCACGGTCATGTGTTCCCCAAGCTCGAAGAAGCTTGCATCCCCCTTGATGTGCTGGCCGTCTAGCTCTGCACAGAACGGACAAGAGTCCCCTGCCGCGTTCCAAGTGTACCCGACCACCACGCTGCTCATGGCTCCAACTTCTCTAAAGCCTCCCGTGTACGCGCGGGTTGTTTCGGTACGCGCGATCAATTCGCAATGCGACTTCTTGTAAGCCGTAAATACTTTACCAACGCGTTTCTTGATTGAGGCCATCGGCTCCCCCCGGCTCAGGCCTTGGGAGATCGTGTTCTTCAGGTGCCGTTCGGTCTCGTTCGAAACGGACGCAGCAAACTTCATGGAGTGCGTGCGAACGTAGCGCGCAACTTCAGGACGCTCTACGAAGTCAGGCACCAAAGACATCGACGCTGCGCCAGCAGCTTCCTCTGCACCACCCATGTAGTTGAGTTCGAGGAACGTCTCCGACAACGCGGCCAGCTGCTTCTTGAACTTGGCTTTGTTGAAAAGCTTCTTAACGGCTTTGTTACTCAGAGGCATCGAGCGCTCCCATTACTTCGGTTTCGATTCCATCATACAAGCTGCGCAGGCCCTGCGTGAACGCGGGGATCCCTTTAACCGCCCACCCCTCAGGGTTGTGAGCCTTCAAGCGCTTCTCCGGCGGCTCAGGGCCTTCAGGTCCAGCTGGATTGCCGCCACCGCCACCGCTGCTCGGCTTAGCTACGTACAACGTCGCGCCATCATTGGCGTCTTCCATCGGAGGCAATCCCATCATCTCACGCATCTCGTCCTTGGTTATGACTTCGCTCATCTGCCGGGCAACGTTCGCCTTGCGCATGGCTTGCTCAACATCCATCGGAACCGGATTGTCGTAAGCCGCGAAGAGCCGACCGTCCGGTTGCCATAAAGGAAGCAGCCGTTCGTTTAGAGTCTGCTCTTGACGCCGACAGCGAGGGAGCGTGTTATACTTGCCCATTCTGAATTCGTCAACGAAGCTTGTCGCGCGGTTCACACCCTCAGCCCAGAAGGATCGGGGGATGTCGAAGGCCTTAGCCATGGTGCCCAGCTCCCACGTGGCCAACTCCAAGCAAGCCATCTCTCTGGGAGGGAAGCCTAGCTTCTCAAGCTTCACTTCGCTGTCCGCGATGAAGGGCTTACCCCGGCTGCGCTTGCCGAGCAGGTGGTACCACTCTCTCAAAAGCTCGCGCCTCTTCTTCTTGGTCAGCTGGCCCTTGTAGATCACCGCGAAGTCAGGCCGCGCGTCGTTCTTAAGCAGGTCGGTTTCGTATTGCTTTAACTCCTGCAGCAGCACGTCCGATCCGATCGCCGCCTCGAGAGGGGACATACCGTAGAAGAGGTTGTTCGGATTGGTGTACCGGAAGTGGACGACCTCCTCGGACTCTAACGCGACCCGGTCGATGATGCTCTTGCCGTACAGGTAACCGGAGACCAACCGCTCGGTACCGGGTACGACCCGCGTGAACTGCGGGAGCAGAGTCATGAGCTTTGTTGGCCGGGACAACGCATTCATTTCTACCCAGAGATACGCATCCCCGGTTAGCTCCTGGTAAAGCGTGAGCAGCTCTTCCATCGCGTAGCCGTTCATGTCGTCGTTGACTTCGGACCACAGATCCAAGAAGGGGTGCTCCGTGATCTCCACAATCTCCGTGGCACCAGTGACGTTCTTCGACAAGCTTGGGTTGCCTCGAAGGTAGCGGTCTAGCTCCTTCGTGATAGGCTTGCCAGCACGCCGGAACTGCGGCTCGTTAGAACGTTTGCGCGCGTAAAGGCGCAGGGGTGTTGAGGCTACCGCCACCGAGTTCATCTTGGCGAACGAGTAGGCCCAGCTTTTGTTCCGTTGTAGTAGCGCTGCTTTGTCCACAGGCTGCGCAGCTCCGGTCGACTGTTGCATTGAAGCGGTAGTCGGTCCGTTACCAGCGCGCAGCACGCTGACCATATCAGCAAACTTCTCTCTTATACTCACGACCACGCTCCTTGTGTTTCGAGAAGGCGTTCGTGGAACTCCTCCTCGCTTTCAGCTTCGAGACCATCTTCCTCGTAGGCACGTCGGCGCTCTTGCACCTCGGCCTGTTCTTCCTCTTCGATTTCCTTGCTGCTCTGCGTATGAGGATCCATGAAATCCGCATCGAGGTAAGCCGCAACGTAGCGAGCCTGATCCAGGAAGTGGTCCATCTCCTTCTTGGGTTTGTCTTCAGGTACACCGCCAGCCTTGTTCAACTTCCAGCAGTAGGATTCAAATTCAAGCTGTGCTTTATCAGCAGGTGCACGCGGGTCGATGGTCAACCGGGGAAGACCGTCCTTCTGCACCTTCAGCCGTTCCATCATCAGCTTAATCCCGAGGTCCACATCGTTGTTGGCGTGGATGCATTCGAGGCCGCGCGCCTGCAGCTCTGCGATCAAACCAGCCGCCGAGGGATCGATGACAAAGATCGTGTCGCCGATGTTCATGGCTTCTGCAGCATCCGCTATGGCTGAAGGGATCTTCTTGCGTTTATACCAGATGTCCAACGCGTGCATGCGACGGTCGTTGTCGATCCCCCAACGGCACAGGACTGCCGGGTTAACGTAACCGTCATCAACGCCAACGATGAAGTCCGGGAAGCGGCTCTTCATGCGCTTACGAATGTGCGCGTCGCGATCCCACAGCTCACCGTAGACCAGGCCTTCGAAGGCGATCCAGTTTCCAAGGACGTAACGTTGATAATGCATCCCGGTAAATGAGTTAAGCATCTCCACGTAATCTGGAGGGAGGAATAGATTCTCATCCGACCGGGTTTGGATCAGCCTCCGCAGCTTCTTGCCCTTGGCGTCCGGGTTGAAGAACCGCTCATAGAGGAAGTGGGAGGGCCCACCCGGATTCGTTGCGGCGAAGAGTTGCCTACGGTCGTCGATGTGATTGCGACAGCGTCCCAGCAGCATGATCCATTCGTCTTTGTCAAGCTCGGTGGCCTCGTCCACTCCGATGCTTCCTATACCATGCAGCGAGCCAACACGGATCGGGTCGTCGCAGCCGAAGTAAACGATCTCCCCACCGCCATGGATGTGGATTCGGTTCTCGGTTTTGTGCCACTCGTACGTGCCAGCTGGAAGGACAGGGGGGAGCGCGCCATCCGGGAACAACAACGTCCTAAGGGTTGAAGCCTTCAATGCCACAAGGGTCTTGCGACAGAGGCCAACCGTGTTGCCCGGTATGCGCGCGCGTTCTAAAACTTTAAAGCACAAGGCACGGCTCTTCCCGGCTCCGAACGCGCCAGAGTAAAGGACCTCTTTCTCCGGAGCGTTGATGAAGTCGGCCTGCTTCTTCAGGAGCTGTACCTTGACGTCCATTGTTACTTGGTTCCTGTCGAATTGGTGGGAGCACCGCGTTCCCTACGCTCCGATGGTCGGGCACCCTTAGGCGTGAGCACCGAGCGTGGTCCGTACTTGCGTCCACTTTTGATTGCTTCGAACTCTTGCAGAGTTAGTGCTTCGTCTGTGCGCACTGTGAAACGTCCAGGGTAAGAGCGCCGACCGTCAAGTTCTATTTGAACTACACCCATCAGACCGCCTTCACCTTTCCTTTGATCAGGTCCGCACACGACGCGCAGTACCTTCCATCCAAGACCGAGATGCGTTGCACCCCGGCGTATACGTGCAGCTCCAGAGTCTTCCCGAACATGCGCTCGTGGCAAGCACGGCAGTACTCACCATCAAGCGCGCGCTTCTCCTTGTAGCGGAGGGTCACGGTTATGTACGGGATTGCCATCCCTACTGCAGAGGTGCCGATGCGCGCAACGTGCGCCAAGGGTAGATGCGGACGTTGGAGGTAGAGTCCGTGATCTTCACCTGAACGTAGGAGCTTGTGTTGCTGGGAACAACGACGCTGCTCACGTACCACGTGTCCGTCACGGTGTTGGTTGTGCAGGCGTATGCGGTTGAGGACGCTGCTGTCCCTACTCGCAATTCTACAGCCACCGTGTCCAGACCTTGGGTGGAGACGTTGTCCGTGTCCAAGCACAGGCAGTTCGTGAAGGCGATCGTCGTTCCGTAGAACGCCGGGGTCGCGGTAAGGTTTGACGCGCTATCGCTCAATGCGCTTGTGATGGTGTAGGTGGGTGACTCCACCGCATCAGCTGCCATACATGACAACGCCAACGCAACCACCAACGCAACGGCTGCGGCTGCTAACATGAATTGCTTCCTCATCTGAACTCTCCTCTTTATTTGAAGACACAAAAAAGGCCGACCCACCGTCAGGGCTTCTTCACCCTGCGTACGATGCGTCGACTTGTGCCTTCGACTACCTTCTCTTCTGGGTGAGCAGCCTTAGCGCCACCACCCAACACCTCGAACATAAAGTTTAGACCGCCACCCTCGTCATCCGCAACGGTCAGCGACGCTTGCCGTGGCAGCATCGGCATGATGAACCGCTCGAAGAACCCGGAGGGGTTGGCTCGGAAGACGCCTTGCATGTCTTGCTTGAGGAGCATCAGGTTGTCCTCATCGCAAAGCAGCATGTCGAGGACCTTCAACGCACGGTTACGTCCGCAAAGTGTGCCGGGCTTCTTTCCAGCCGGGTTCCCGCTCTGCCCCTTGACCCATGGTTTTGCCACTGGCATGGCCATCCTCCATTTGACGTCAGCGACGGCACCAACCGTTCTTGATTGGTACCGTCGCAAGTTAATCCTTTGCGGTGCAAGCAGTCTGCACGTTGCACCCCGTGTCAAAGCGTGGTGTAACGCGTGCGAGCGGGTCAGCGCAAAAGAAATCGTCAGGATGACCGTAACAAGCGGGTTTTCAGTACAGGAATCTGGCTCTTCGGAATGAACACAGCAGACGTCAACCCGGTCTTCCACTTCGGGAGTACAATACTCTCCCTCTTCAACCAACGTCGCAACGAGCGCTCCGAACACCCGATCTCGTTGGCGATTCCGGCGTAGGTATACACGAACTCTGTTTCATTCATGTCGTACCCGGCCTTCCTAGGGATAAGTAGAGATGGAGCTGTCGCACGTCTGCGGCGCTGTAGCGCACCCTGTGCATGCTAGGAGGCTGTCGTCCGCACCAGCCTTCCCGTTGTCCCTTGCGCTGCTCCTTGAAGATGTCTGCGGCCTTCTCGAAGGCCACGGCTTGAGCCATGTTCCGAAGGTGATCCAACCGGGCTGCTGACAGCGGTTCGGCTTCAGCTGCTTCCTGCCACCTTTCTTCCATTTGCACCCGCTTCGCGTCGTCCACCAACTGCTGATCAAAAGTCTTCGCCAACTTTAATCGTTTGCTACTCATCTCGAGCCTGCTTTCTTTTGCGAGGCGGTGAACACCACAGCGCGGTACCGTGTTCAAGGCACATGTCTACTCTAACAACGCAAGAGCCGCTGTACACTAGTCCTGAAGACATCCCTTTGCGTCGACACCTTATTTCCCGATCATCATCCCACCAGCAACATCGCCTTTTCATTTCGATCCCTTCTTCTTAATTCGTTTGGGCATCTTGGCCTTGACCCGCATTCGCCCTTGCATCAGATACGTTTTAAGCTCCAGGAGGTCTTCAACAGGCCAAGTGCTTAACCCGGTGCGATCCCCCTCCGAAACCGCCTCACGTCGCATACAGCGTGCCGTGTATCCGCAACGTGCACCCCGCTTGAATTCCTCAAGCACTTCGCTTAGCCGTTCAAGCGCCAAGGCGTAGGTCAGGTCGCGCATATCCTCCAACCGCTCTCCGCACAGCCCAGCTGATTTCGAATTGGTCATCCCTAATTCCTTTCCGTTACGTAGAGGCACACCCTGCGTGCATGACGAAGAGCCTCAGCCCACACAGGACGCCTTATCCTAGTGCGGTGCGTGCGCTCGCCTTCCCTGTTGTCGTGGTGGCTGTGTGTGCGAATAGAACCGCACGTAGAGCACCAATCCAATTTGCCTTCAAGCAGTACCTCCCACACGCACTCGTGGTGCCGGGTCTCGTTTTCATGTTGGGGCATTGGCGACGTCCCCTTCCTCGGTTCGCACGTACCGCCAGCTGATGGTGTTGACCCCGGCCAACCTTGATATGGTTTGCTCCCGGACTTTTTCCGTAGCGTAGACGTTGATGCGGCTGTAGTGCTCGTCAACGGAGTTTGTTGTTGCCATGCTTAGCTGCTCCTCAATTTCGAGCTTACCCAATTCTCGAAGCACTGAGGCCTTCAGCTGCCCTGCGTACCCAATGGTGGTAAAGTAGCGAGGCCCTTCACTCACAGCCTCACCCCCCTCAGCCTGTGGTTCGGCATTTACGACCGGATTGTCCTCCTCCCCGAATTCAGCAGCGTGGATGTGCATGCTCACCAATTGCTCCACGTTGGCGACCCAATGTTTAAGCTCCACCCAATCTATGCAGTTCTTCAATTCGCCAGCAACGCACGTGAAGCCGCCTTCCTCCAACTTAACCATCGTCTCCTTGATATCCATCTGTACCGTCCTTCCTAGATTTCAACACTTGCAGGGGTCTCCGGGTGTCTTTCCCCTTCTTCAACAACACACTGTTATACTTAATTTTAATCGTACCCTTTGTAAAGGTAACGACCACACCTAGAGACCCCTGCGACTTATGACCTGCAGCCGAGTTTCCTTACGATTTTCCCAAGGGTTACGGTCATGTCCTTTCCGTCGACCCTGAATTTGGGCTTGTCGCACGTGGCTAGATAGCCGCCTTCCTCCTTCGCAGTTATCAAGACCACTTCACCCTCCCCAAGGGGGATAACCGCCAACGCGCACTTGAGGTCCACCAATTCCCCTAGCAACACGTCGAGCCGCATCCGCAGCTGCTTCACCCCTGCTTCGGAGATCTTAAAATGCTTGTGTAGCAGCTCCAAGGCCGCTATCAGTTCGAGTCCCTTCCGGCTCGCTTGGGTGAGCTTGTAATACAGATAGCAGCA